GTTCGCTCATCAGATAGCAAGCCTGGGTCTTGGCTGATAATGGTGGCCAAATCAACAGGATCAACCTCGGCATCATTATAAGCCACAGATAAAGGGGTTTCTACATTCGTACCAAGCGTGATTGTCCTGTTTGTGCCAACAGAATAGGTTGAGTTGGTTACAGTCTCACGCCAAGGGGCAAAGTCCCATACACGCCTGTAGGCCAAGCTTGCGGCCTTTTGTAGAAAGGTAATCGTGTCCGAGTCGGTCTTGCCAACCTTCTCGCCTGCGTACTGAGCGATTTCGGTCAGGGTCATTTAGTTAAGCCTGCTCAACGCCAAGCCAAACCAGCCATAGATTATAGTCTTCGGTTGAAATTGCATCATAATCTGGCTGTGGGTCGGATTCGGTTTTAATGTAATTTGTAAACTTGGAATCGCTTTCCCAAGTAAACTGATAAACAACTTCTTGATCTGTGTTTGATATAAGTGTTTTCATGTTGCGTAATATGCAATCTTTCTGCTGGTTCCGTTGATTGAAACTGTTAGGTAGCCAGCTACTGTTGCTGGAGGAGTGATTGTGCTTGTTGACGCTGTTACTGCTGTAGTTGCATTACTCATTGTTAAATCACCATGAACGTGAAGTTTGGACAGGGCTGTTGCAGTTCCAATTGAAACATTGCCAGTTGCTCCAACGCGGAGTCGCTCGGTAGGAGTGGCTCCTGTTAGTATCCTTACGTCATCAGTAGTGTTAATCCTAATTGAATCTACACTTGATTTTATTTCTGCAAATTGCGAATCATTAAAAAGTTCAAGATTTCTTGTCCCATCTGGATTATTTATCCTTACAACACCGTTATTTTTAATATGTAGGGTAGTTTGAGGGCTTGCAACGCCAATTCCAAAATTTCCATCCGAATCAATACGGGCACGCTCGGTCGAATATGTTGAAAAAACTATCGGCGTGTTTGATTGGGAATTAAGTTGAACGGCTCCATTTGTAGCTCCAACATAACCATAAGTAGGATTTGTAGAGTTTGTTCTTTCAAACCTAACGGCTCCAGAGGTACTTCCAACAATATCAATTACTTTTGACTGAGAAAAAAGTATTGTTGGGGTTGTTGTGCCTACTGAAATTCCATTTGAAGTAATCCGCGCCAACTCTGTTCCACCAATATCAATAGCAAGTTGACTTGCCGCAGATCCGCCCGTTGAAAGTTTTACTCGCTCGGTTCCAGATGTATAAAAACCTATGTCTGGATTAGTTGCATTATCAATAGTTAATGATCTTGCTGGGCTGGAACTGCCAATACCAACATTTCCAACAGAACTAATTCGGAATCGCTCCGTGCCTTCAATATCAATAGCAAGTTGACTTGCCGCAGATCCACCTGTAGATAATTTTACTCTCTCGGTTCCAGATGTATAAAGTGCAATTTCTGGATTAGTTGCGTTATCTACAGTCAAAAGTCTTGCTGGGCTGGAACTACCAATACCAACTCTTCCGCTTGCATCAATCCTCATTGCTTCAGTCCCACCCTCGGCAAACGCAATGGTGTCAGCAACGGGAAAAAAGATGCCAGTGTTGGCATCGCCAGTTGGTGAGATGGCTGGGACTGCTGCCGTTCCTGTTCCGCTTGTAATCTTGGTTATAGATGTGAGGGTTGGGATGGTTGCAGTTGTGCTATTTAAAAAAGCTACTGTTCCAGAAGTAATTCTTGCCGAAGAACAAGTTAATTCCTCAATCGTTCCAGCCGTTGTATTGATCGTTCCAGTATGTTCGGCCTTCATCACGTTGGCTACTGTCATGCGCTTTAACGTGTTTGAATCAGAGGCATCACCAATTAGAAATGTATCGTTTGTAGCTACAACTGTCTCAGCGGTGCGATCTTGGATAAGGCCAGAAGTAGGGGTGGCATTGGTAATAAGAGCACCCAGCTTGGCAGCCGTTACGTCATTAGCTACTCCGTCAACAAAAGTCGTTCCTGCTGTAAATGAAGCCATTGTATTATCTCCTATCCGTTAAAGCGGTTTTTGAGGACATCCCAGGCCATTGAGCAAGCAAGCCCTATCAGCCCAGCTACAGCCAGAACCTTCGTCCGCAGGTGTTCTAGCGCACTCAATCTATTAGCAACATCCCCGTGGAAAGCAAGTGACCTTTCGATCATTGATATAAGCGTCATCTGACGTTCTTCCATTCTGGCAAGTCGCTCTGATACGTTGGCAACCCTGTCTTTAAGATCCGAAACCTCATCAAGACTCACGACCTTTACCCTCCAAGTATCTTAGTGAAACTGCAAGATGGACAACGGCATCCACAACCTCGTCCCGATCTCGACCTTCCTCGACAATCCGCTTGATGCTTCTGTTGACAGATAGGAGATGCTTTACCTTGCCAATGTACTTTGTCTCCTTGACCATGTTGTTGTTCTCCACGGCAAACTTTAACGCCTCCTTGAAACAAGCGTATTCCTGCGCCGTCATTAAGAAACGCAAACTCAAATTGGTCAGCCACATGGCGATGCGTTTCATTTGACATTACCAGAACTTACTGCTCCAGCATCGGCAGCAGCAGACATGTCCGAGTAGCGCGGGAGCGAATTATTATGGTCTACTGGCCGTGGCGAGCAGGATGAAAGCAGTACGCCCGCAAGGATTACGGCAATCATTGGACATCAATCATCCAATAACTAGATTGAAAAATTGCAGATGGGGATGCTGTTGGAAGTGATGACGAGTTTGAGCATTGAATCTCTGGCCCAAATCGATTTGTACTGGTGTCGTTGGTTGGCCCACCAGTTAGGGTTAGCAAAGGAGTCTGCCCTATGTTTAGCGCAGGGTTGGTTTGTGAATCTGCTCCATATAGATAGATGTTTCCTGCTCCGTCCGATTCAATCACCACACCAAAAAAGCGATTGTCAGATGAAGCAAGGCCAAAGCCATTTGTTAGCGTTGTGTAAGATGTTGGCGTTAGGTAAGCCGAATTAAATCCAATTAGCCTTGCTTGAATTACACCTGATTGAAGGGCAAATTCAGCACCAAAACCCTTAATTGTAAGGCCATCAACCCCTGCCAATGGGGCGTCAGTAGTATTTCCAGTGCCTCCAAATACAATTCTGATGACAGAGTTTGTACTTGCCAAATTCATCATCCCGCCAATCGAAAATCTAATTCTTTTTGAATAGTCAATTTTACCAGCACTTGCAGTCATTAGTGCGGAGGTTGGGTCAAGATATCCTATTTTTGATGTTCCACTAGCCGCAGTTCCCGCGCTAATAGTGAAATTAAAACCACCAGTATTTCCGATTGCAGCAAACCCGCCAGCACCAGTTGATTTTGTATATGAGCCAGCGTGACCAACACGAAATGCTCTTGTTCTTCCAGTAGAAAAAAGAAAGTTATCGATGTTACTTGGATTTTTTGTGAGAGGCATCGCCTACTCCTAGCTAACTTCCGTCACCCTAGCCGTGCCAGCGGTTGCAAAGATGCCACCAATCAATCCAGTGTAGTTGAAGGGAACTTCATAGTAATCTCCAGCACTTAGTCTAACGCTGAAAACTGAAGTACTTGCCGTTCCAGTGCCTAGAAGAACGTGGAGGTTGCCTGGACCAGAATTGAATATCGTGCATCCAAGCCTGCCTGTGCTTGCCGTTGCAATCGTGCCGTAGCTGGTGGATGTGAAGTCAGTTGATCCAGTTCCGCCAGTTGTGGCGTTTGGAAGCCTAATGCCATCGGCAACGTCAGCTTGAAGGGTTACAAGTAAAGCCTCAATGTCAGCTACGTTGACATTAATGGCCATTGTGCCGCCACTAAGGGCATCAATAATAGTATTCCACTGGCGGCCCATTTTAGGACTCCTTAATCTTTACGATTGTAGATTGCCATTGCCCCGCCAGTAAGTGCAACTTGGTCGATGTCACCATAAACAGTAACACCTGGATTAAATGTTGCGGCGGTTGTAGCACCACTGATAACAAGTGTAGCTGTGGAAAGCGTAAGAGCAGTTACCGCATCGTAGCTTCCAGTATTAGTGGAAGCTGACGATGCGATAATTGTTCCAGCATTACCAAGCGTAAGGCGGGATAGAAGTCGCATACAATTAGGTGTGTAGTGCGATTCTGTAAGACGTTCCGTTGAGCGTTACGTTCAAGGACGCAGGTGAAGTAGCAACAGTATTAACTGTGCCACCGCTGGAGCTTGCCGTAAACTCAATGACGTTTGTCTGACCTTGGGTATCAAAGCGGATAGCTTTTCCCTTGGCCTTGCGTTGGCTTCGTACAAATTCATTTGCCATATTTTTTTCTCCTTAAAGTCGCACGTTTGATGCTATCTGGCGTGAACTTGCTTTTGAATCTACTGCCAAGCTTTTGTTCTTGGCGATAGTACCCCTTCAATAGATTTGTTTGATTGACTCCCAGCGGGTTGTCGAGGGGTTCGCCAACCCCCACTAGGCTCAATCTTTGCGGGACGGTGAATCGTTTAAGGTAACGAGGGACAGAATCCCTTTCGGCCACAGCCTTTTCCAGTTCGACAACTTTCCCATTTCTGGAGTCCTCGTACTGGTAAATAGGCATTAGCTATAGTTTTCCTTATCCGACTCCTCGGCCATCTTCATCATACGGTCTTCTTCGGACTCTTCGGGTTTAGCAGATTCTTCTTCAGATGCTTCAGCCATAGCGTTGTTTACACGCACCATAGCCACACCACCTTCGATTTTCTCCACTACACCTTCCAATTCCACCATGTCTCCAGCTTCTGGTGTGGCGTTTTCTTCGCCTTCACCTAGCTCGAACATAGAGATCGGCAATTTAACCAATCCTTCTTTCATAGCTGGTTTCTCCTTGGTGGAAGAGGCTGGGGAGGTTTTACCCTCCCCAGCTTTCCGAGGACCCATACCAATGACTAGCATGGTTCCCATTTAATTATTAGCTGTAGTTGGACTTCGCAACGATGACTCGGAAGAACCGAGTATCGAGTTGCTTGGCCGCGTAGAACGTCTTGAAGGACGCAACAACACGCTGTCCATAAGGATCGCTCTTATCAGCAGCATCAAGGATCGTGACCTTCGGAGCGAAGGGCGAGCCAGAGGCGGCCAATGAGGACAAGCTAGGAACACCAAACGCGCCACCACCGAGGAGGACGTTGGCGTAACCAGTGTTAGCACCAGTTGTTCCTACGCTGTTTTCAGCGATACCAGAGGCGGAGGTATTGAAGGTCTGGACGTTGGTCGAGGAAATGACCGATACGCCAAACAATTTACCAGTCTCACCTTTGAAGATTTGGTCGGGGGCAGAGTAGCTCGACACCTTCAACCAATCATCGTCCTGCTGCAAGTCACGGATAACGGCAGGATGCGCGACAAGCGCGTAGCCGTCCTTGATCTTAGGAGCGCGACTGATGAACAACGAAGTCGCACCATCGAGCAAGTCGGTGGCGGTCATTGCGCTGTTAGCAACTGAGCTGGTAGCCCAAGTCGTTCCGTTAGTCGTGTTTTGAGCATAACGAGCGTAGGACTTGACTGCTACACCAGTACCAGTGCTGGTCGAGGAATCCTGCACCAACGCACGGTGACAGAGTGTGTCAGCGTGGAGGGCGGCATCTTCGCCGAGTTGTTTGGTGGCCTGTGCCAAGTGCGAGAACAATTCGGTTGCGAGAACAACATCCGTTAGGATGATCTTGCTTCCGTATTGGACAAGCGTGGCTTCAACCGAGGACAACGTGAGATCACGTTCGTCGCCAGAAGAAGGAGTCGTTCCTTCCGACAAAGCGGAGATCGCAGTGATGCTGGGATCGCCGAAGCGGAAGAACCGAATCGTTTTGTTTCCACCCGTTTTGGTCGGGTAGGGGGTTTTCATTGCGAACTGCTCCATCTGGAGCAATGGGATTGCGCGTTCGAGCAATGCTTTCGAGAAGTATGCTTGGAACTGCGCGCTGACTGAGCCAGTAGTTACCATATAATTAAGTATCCTTGTTTGTTATGACTACTCAACCTCTGTCAACTTCGGATGCCATTTTCATCAATTCACGCTCTTGCTCATCAAGAGTCAATTCGTGAAAAGCTTTAGTCTTGGCAGGACCTTTGGGTTGTCCAGACGCTGGAGTAGTCGCTTTTCTGAGTTGAACAAGTTCTTGTTCATACTCTGCAACCTTTTTCGACAAATCGGAGGCGGATTCCGCCTTTATCCTTATCTTTGCAATGCCTACCGCATCCTTGATCCCCGCTGGGTAATTACGCAGGATTGCGTGGTTTTGCAACATTTCCGATACGGCTTTGTACAAAGTGCTGGTTGAATCTTTAAGTTCTGGATTTGCTTCCACTTCATCAAGCAAATTTTTATCCCATGCATTCTTTAATTCTGTCTGGGTTTTCTGCTCGAACTCTTTCCTGTCCTCAACTTCGATGTCACCAGCTTTTTGTTCGGCAAGTTTTGCAAGATCGTCACGGCCTTCATCACGGTAGCTCTTTGCTGCTTCCCTGTAATCTTCC